GTTCTAAATTTTTTACGAGACTCTTCAATAAAATCAATCACTTCATCTTCTGTTCCGTTCATCATTATCTTGAGTGCATCTTTAATCATTGTGCGACAAGGTGCAGGAGTTGATGACTTGACTGCTTCAATACCCATCATCTTAAGTTTGGGTTCTTCGTATCTTACACCTTCACTATCCCATACATTTAAAATATATCTTTTCTTTGCAGTCCAAATACCACGATCAGCGATATTCTCCCGCTTCATGATCATCTTCTGGTCATAGGCATTGACGTACGAGGCCAACGTTTCATAAGAACTCTCAATATACTTTTCAAATTCCACCTCACAGATCTTGTTAAGGAACCCAACAACACTCTCAGTAGTCTTTTCTCGTTCTTTGTATATAACCTCGACCAGAGGCCCAAGATTGAGATAGATAGAATCAGTATCAGAAGCAATGACATAATCAATATCCTTTGTTTTTAGTATGTGGTTAATTTTTTGGTTCATTCGGTCTTCTATCCAACGAATAGAAACCTGACCAGAGAGGGTTATAGCCTCAGCATTCTCTAGTTTATAATAACGGAAGTACTGATTGCCGATAGCACCATAAGCAGAATTAAGAGAGATCTTTTTCGCCATTTGGATGTTGTTACATCTTGCAATTTCCTTCTCCAATGATTTACTGGGATTCTTCTCATAAGATTTCTTCGCTTTAATCATTCTGTTCTTATATATGACACGTTCATCATAGTATTTCTGCATAAGTTCAGGCAGAAATCCTCTCTTATCTCTACGATACATTGCACCATTGGCACATACCGCATTGTCTTTATAAAGTTCAAAGTTTATCTCTTCTGCAAGTATTCTATCAACAGTAGCTGATGGATGTCTTTGATCGATCAATGTTTCTGGAGAAATATTGTACTGCATAATCAGATGCGGATACAGAGAGTTAAGGTCAAAGGATACCACCCAATCATATTTGCCTGGGATAGGTTCTTTTACATAAGCTCCTGCATACTTTTCATCCTTTTTAGATCCTACCTTTTGAGGTATTGCAATATTTCTTTTCTTGAGTTCATTGTATATGATACAATCCCATAGTCTAACTTGGAAGAAGATATCTTGATAATTGACTTTTGCATCATAAGCCATAGTCAAGGCGAGTTCAATCAACTTAAGTTTGTCTTCAAGTCTGTCTACAAGTTTTACGTCAATGATGTTGTATTCTACAAACTTTTGCCATCCTTTTGTGTAAAAATCTTTGAACGTATCAAACTCAGAGTGGTCTAATTTCTGCTGTCCTAACTCTTGTTGTGCAATATAATCCAAACGAAAACTTTCTTGGTTAGGTGTACCAGGCGACCACTTATAAAGACGCATGTAATCTAGAACAGATACACCACCAATATCAACTATAAAGTTCTTACGACCTCTTACAACAATATCACTTTGAGTTACAAGTCCCCAAGGTGATAATCTTTTCATAAGTTAGATCCCAATACTCGATTGAGACGGCCAGTAATATAAGGTATATCAAAGAACTCACAGTTCCAACCAGTTACAACATCTGGAGTATTTTCAATCCACCATTGTATGAATGAATTTAAAAGATGATGTTCATCATTACATAGACGATAATCTACATTGTCATGTGTATTGTTAAATGACTTAGTTCCCCATGTAATTATTTCTTTAGTTGTATAATCCTGTATAGTTACAAGTAGTATCTCTTCTGAGGCAGACTCAACATCAGGAAATCCATTCTCAGATTTAGTTTCGATATCAATTGTGACTAATTTAATTTTACTGATGTCAAATTCAATCTGATCTTCTGGATAGTTTTCAGATATAAATTGATAGATAAATCTCTCAAATCCATATAGTTTGAATCCATCTACACCATCATATTTTGATATAAACTCTCTAGTTTCTTTTATAGTGCCAGGCTTGACTGGTTCAACATAGTCGCCAGTCAATGTTTTGTATTTTGTTTCACGTTTAGATGAAACAAACATTGTTGGTTTATATACATCCCTGTTTGAGAACCTTTTACCATCCTCATAGCCACGAATCAAGATCTGATCCCCGACCATTTGAACGTTAGTGTAAAATCTCATTAGGTAATTGACAAATAGTAATCAAGTAAATCTTTGGTCGGCTCGACAAATGTAAGAACATCATCCGACCTGATCATTATAACATCCTGTTCTGTAAAATTCAACCACTCAGTTATTCTATCTTTTATTTTGTCTCCATTAGGGACAACTAACTTTGGTTTTATGAGTTTACAATCAGGTTCTCCTATCTCTTGTGTTACGGAAGTAACTTCAGAGATAAGAATCTGTTCATTCTTTAGTATCAGTATCTGTATGTTCTTCATTTAATAATTCTTGTTCGATTACAGTGTTTGTTGGTTTGACTTCATCAGTTACTGCAGCAATGGCATCTAGTTCAGCCTTTACCTTTTCTTCCCATGATTCTTTTAACTTAGGAAGTGGTTCACAAATTACATTTACAATATCGGCAGGAATTTGATATACCGCATCAGCTGAGTATGGATTCCATCGACTTATATTTACACTTAGTTTAGTTTCATCATCTTCAACTCTAGAAAGTGTGATTGCATATGGATGTGTTAACTGATAACCAACTATCTTTGGTTTCTTTTCTTTGGTTCTAATCTCTTCGATATCAGCGATAACATCCTGTCTTGGTTTTAGGGTAAGAAGTTTAACTGTCATTCTAATTAAAATACTATTTACATTATAAAAGGGAACTTGAATTTCGTCAAGCTCCCTGTATTTTTGTTAAAGATAATCTTTACGTGTATGATGTTCTGGTACTACTTTACCCAACTTAACGGTAAGAAGTCCATCTTTAAACGAGACATCTCCGACTTTAACATCATCTGCGAGTGCCCAGGCTCTTGAGAAAGATCTTTGAGCCAATCCCTGATGGACATACTCGGATCCTGTCTCCTTTGTTTCTTTCTGTCCTTCGATAATGAGTTTTCCATATTCAGTGTAAACCTTTAATTCTTTTTTACTGAATCCAGCTAGAGCAATCTCAAGCACCGACTCAACATTATTTACATGAATAAGATTGTAGGGTGGGTAGTTTGTTACGTTTTCGTAAGAATTAAAAAATCGGTCAAGGTAATCATCCATACCTATGCCGTTTTTAGAAATTATTTTCATCAACTCTGGTAAGTTTGCAGAGTGATACCTTTGTAAGTTCATAGTTCTCCTTAAGTAAGCGAGTGTAAATTGTGTACCCTTTCGGCGTACACTACTAATTATAACAGAAAGCATTAAAAAAGGAGTAAGGTAAACCCTACTCCTTTGGTGGTGGTACTTTTAAAATTATTGCTAACGCACATCCATTATTTAGTATCTTCAGTTTTTCGTTTTTTACCTATATTGTATTTGGTTTCAAGAATCCAATCTCCCTTCTCACCATAGGCTAAAACTTTGATTTGATTAAGTGGTGCGATATCTAATTTTTGATGTTCTTCTACAAGATCAACTAATCCCCAATCGACAAGTAATTGTGTAATACGATTTCTACGAGCTACATCATTCTGTGTAAGATTGGCAGTCTTACCATCGAGTGCAAACAATTCTTTAAAATGAACTATGAAATATTTTCCCTGTTTATGCAGAATGTGACAGGATTGATAAAGTTTTTTCTCTTTCCTTGAGGCAACACCTATGCGAGTTAAAGTTTCACGTACTTTCAAAAAATCATCAGGCTCTCTGAGAGCCACTTCGATCATATTATCAGGAGTCCACTGGACTACTGGTTCCACAATACTCATCTTTTTCCTCCAATCTCAAGTTTAGATCTAATAAATGCAATTTGTTCGGAAGTTAAAATACGTAGAACTTGTGCGGCTTTTTCATTACTATAACCATAGTATTGTTTGACCACATCAAGATTCTTGATTTTGTCCTTTCGCAACCAAGGAGAGAATCTCTTCTTTTTCCTCACACTATTTAGAAAAAAATCATATTGAAGGGACTTAGATAATGAGTGATTCATGTTCATCTCATTAGCAAGTAAGACAGTATCTAAATGACCAGACATACACTTGTTAATAATAAACGGTGCATACTTACGTTCAGTGTCTGGATCTTCTTTGATAATATTGTTCTTGTTTAGATTGATAGAGTTCAACCAATCCTTGAGTTCAATCGTCATGATCATCCCAAGGATCTGACAATCCTTTGTTCGCAAAAAATCCTTTGTATACTCCATAACCAGCTAGTAATATTGTGATTACTGCTATTGATATCATGAAAGTGAAATCAGGATTAAATGTGAAGTGTGGTATAAGTGTGTCATTACACTTTGCAATTTTTTCTGGATCGTTCCAAGTGCCAGGCAAAGTATAAACTGGCGGACATGCACTGAATAAAAAATCTCTTGCGAGTTGTAATTCAAAAACTGAAGTCATAATTAATAATTTTTTGATTTTGGAATGTTGCCACCTTCTTTTAACTCCGTCATTTTAAATGTGACAAGTTTTTCCCACGGAGAATAATTATCAAACAGAACTGACGCTGTTTTCTTTGTACATCGTTGAACGAATCCAACATACCCATTATATATTGAGTTTGGACTATCAATTGTAACGGTTGTGCCTGGTAAAATCATTCTTCAGATCTCCATTGTTTGCGTAGTTTTTGATAAGTTTCATCGTATGCTGCTCTGTCCCTCATTTTTTTGAAAACAGTTGCAGAACGCGACTTTTCACAGTGTAGTGCGGTTGGCGACTGCGGTGATACGGAACCATCTCTAGCGTACTTTTTCCCACTAGGATGATTTGCATACCTACGGGAGCGAGTAAATCCCATCTCAAGAAACTTCCTTGCCATATCCATTCCAATGAAGTCCTGTTGCACCTTATAGTCACAAAACATGGAGTAGATTTTATCAGCAGATTTGCGAGCAATATCTTCATTTACAAATCTCCAATGAGGGCATATATCGTTAGTATAAGGCCGAACCAGTAA